TAGATAATTGGCATTTTGAATGGAGCAAGGGAACTAATGTTTTTGGTGAATGCGATTGGGATAATAAAAAAATTAGACTATCAATGCCATTAACCGAAACAAATAATCTCAAACAGGTAAGAGATACAATTCTACATGAAATTGCTCATGCATTATGCCCTTCAAACGATGTACACGGCACAGAATGGAAAAAGATTTGCCATAAGATTGGTGCTAAACCTAATGCTTGTTATGAAGACGGAGAAGTTAAAAAAGCTAAGAAAAAATAAATAAAAATAAGTCTTGACTTTCTGATTTTATCTTGATATATTACTCTCACAATTAACTGAGAGGAAAATACAAATGAATAAATCTTATGTAATGCCGAGCGATACGATCAAAAAAGAAATTAAAATTGGTAAAAAATTATTATCTTGGGAAACAGAAGATAATACTGATTTAGAATTTCTATGGCAAGACTTAACCTCAGAATTATCCAACCTAATAGAAAAAAAGAATCCTACAAAGTATTGGAAAGCAGAAGTTAAAAATTTTGGTTGGCAAAGTTTAAATGGAACTAAAGTTTTTAGATCAGATAATGGACAATCTTTTTTGGGACACCTGTTACCAAGAACTGATAATATTTTTCATATTTACAATTATGGAAAAGGGTTTGCTATCAATAACTTTCACCATGATTCTCCTACAGGAAAAGAATGGTATTACATTTTGCCCTGCTCAGAAAAACAATATAATAAATTAAAATAACACTTGACTTTTATCTATAAATTTAGTATTATATAAAAAAACAAGGAGATTTAAATGCATACTTTTTTAGTTATCTATGGATGGTTTAATATTGTGATATCAATTATTTGCTTTTTAATTAAAGATAGTAACAATAAAGTTACTTCTTTTTATCATCCGTTTCATTCAGGAATGCTTTGTTTCATTTTAGCTCATTTAATTAAGTGAAGTAATAAATTATGAAAAGAAATGCAGGTCTTATGGCGTTCATGTTAGCTATGGGTATTGACCCTAATAATATTACAAACAAAAGAACAATAAATAAACCTGTATCTGAGGAAGAAGTTAAAGCAAAATTAAAATCAGCACAAGATAAACGTGAAAGAAAAAAGTTAAAATATAAAGGTAAACTATGAAAAAATTACTTATTATTTTATTATTGATTGCCAGTAATGCTTGGGCTTATCCTCCTGAAGTAAAAGCTATTTTAGGTGAAGCAGAAGGTGAATATCCTAAAGAGGGCAAGAAAGCATTTATTGCTATCGGTGAAGCTATCCGTAACAGGGGTAATTTAAAGGGTGTGTATGGCGGTAGGGTGATAGTAGAAAGCAAGGGTAGTGTTTACCGTAAAAGTAAAAAAGGATTGCGTAAACTAAACGACAAGCTAGTAAAAGAGAGTGTAAAGGCATGGGAAGAATCAAGTAAAACTAATCTAACAAATGGTGCTAATGGTTGGGGTAATGACTCAGATATAAAAAAATTTAAACAGCAAGGTTGGTGGAGTGATGATCTAGTTACTGCTAAAATTGGAGATCATACATTTTACCGAGGATAAAACAATGAATGAGTATGAAGAAATTAAATTGAGAGAGCGAGTACTACCTGCTATTAGTGCAGAAGAATACATAACTTTTTTAATTTTTGTAAATCATGCCACACCTAAACAAATGTGGAATAACTTATATGAATGGGAGAATAAACTAAAATGAAAGAAGATTATTTACGGCGGTGGATTTGTGGTTGGTTATCTTTAGCAGAAGGACTGGTAGCAATTTTAACTTTAGGTATTATATCACCAAGTTTTACTTTTGATTATCTTTGTTGGGCTACTATTAAACAATGTAAAAAGAATAAACACGAAACAATTATTTTAGATAATTATAAGGAATCAAAGAATGGATAAATGGATTAAAGTAGAAAATGCTCCTGTACTAAAAGCTACAGTATATTGGTGGCAAAGTCCTTATGAAGTAAGAGACGAAGAGTGGGCATATAAACAATTGTACGGCAATTTATTTTATACTGTAGAACACTACCAAAAATATCATCATCAGGAATTTTTTTCTAAAAAATAATTGTAGTGTAAAATATTAGATAAAAATAAGTCTTGACACTACAAGAAAAATTTGCTAGTATGCATCATAAGCAATTGGTGAATAAGGAGTTAAATATGAGAAACGATATGACGGATTACACAGATAGATTAGGTCAATTATTTAAAGATAATAAATGTAAAGTACCAATGTACTCATATGATAGAGTTTCATCTATTTACTGGAATGCTTTCATGAACAAACTAGTTTCAATGGGCAAAACAGAAAAAGAATCCTTTGATATTCTTCAGTCAACATATATGCGTCACATGTTAGACGGAGAAGAAAATCTTATTGAGAAGTTAGCGGAAAAAATGGCTACTCAATTTAAAAAAGTTACAGCAAAATTTTAAACAACAAACAACAAGGACAATAACAATGACCACAGCAACAAAAACAGCACCTAGTACAACATTAACCAAAATCTCAAAGTTTAAAGCCTTTGAATTGATTAAGTCAGCAGGTAGTAAAATCTTTACTGTTACTTTTATCAAGAAAGGTGGAGAACTTCGGGTAATGAATTGTCGTAGAGGAGTTACAAAAGGTATTAGCGATAATCCTGCTAAGAAAGTTGTAACGAATAACGATGATACAAATTACATCATGCGTGTGTATGATGTGAAAAAAGAAGGTTATCGTAATATTAACCTGAACGGAATGACTGAACTGAAAATCAATAAACAAATTTTTCAGGTAGTCTAATTAATTAGCAGGGGTGTAAAAACCCCTGCTTTTATTTATGTTTAAACCAAAGACTTGGAACTGTAAATATAAATGGCAATTGATTTGGTGGTATAGTCAACAAAAACCACAATGGAAAGTTTCTCATTGGTCTATTAAAAAATTAAAAGCAGTTAAATCAAGATTAGAAAAGGAATTTTATGAATCAAAATATTCGCAAGTCTAGCGCAGAAATTATTGCAGAACTTGATGAACTTACCAAAGACGAAGTGAAAGATAATCGAAAAATCCTTACGGATAAAGAATCTTATCATCTTATGTTGTATGGTATTTTGGATAGAACGAAGCAAGATTTAGAGCAAGACTCTACCAAGTTTACTAAACCAAAAAAACAAAAGAGTGTTGGATTTGAAGAAATTATAAATTTAAATGACTCAAGATTTTCAAGGCATATTGATTATATTGCAGAAAATAATGAACGTGCTTATTGGGATGCAGTTGATTTTTTAGATGATGGTCGTTTAGAACGTCTTTTAAAATTAATTGACCCATATATGGAAATAGGTAAAATTAAGGATGAATTTTATAAAAGAGTAAATAAAAATCATAATCAATTTTTCTGAATTATAAAATAACATAGGGATAAAGTAAAATTTGTCCCTATGTTTTCTTTTTGTATAGGTAAAAATAACAGTTGACATATTTTTTATTTCTGATAGACTACTTGTAACTGAAACAGAGTAGGATTAAAAGGTAGTGTTATCATCGAAGCAGAAAATTATAGCAAACTAAAATATCGACAATTAAGAGAACTGAAACCTGTTTATGGTTTAAAACAAGTAAGAGACCATATTAGAGAGCTTCGCAGTATTGACTCTGATTACTGGAAAGCTGTACCGTTAAAAATAGTAAAAGTAGAACACAAAGAAACTGTGCTAGAAGATAATGCATAGGAAGGTAAAATAATATGGACATTCGGTTTTTAAAAGTATCGGCAATCAAAAAATATTATAAAGAAAATAAAAAGCGTTCAACCAAAGAAGCAATACAAGCAATTGATTACAAAGTGCTAACCCTGTTAAACAAAAGCATTGCTACAACCAAGCATCATTTGACTGTTACGGAGACAGAAATTAATTTAAATAATGCTTGACATATAAGAAAAAATTTGATACTATAATTGCTCTGATAGTTAATTGAAAATTAGGAACAGTCAACAAAGGAGTTATTTATGAAGCGTTAAAACTTAAATAAATAATTTGATTGATTATAATATAGATTAATTGGGAGGGTGGGTAAAACTACCCTCCTAATATTAAAGGTAAACATGAATTTTTTTGAATGGTTGATCGGGGCGAATAAATATGATGCTAAGAAAGAGAAAGCTTTAACAGAAAAAAGGCTAGAAGCAATCTATTCAAAAACAGATAATGTATTTATTGGAAGCCAAGAAGAAATCGAAAAATTTAGTAAATTATTAAATAAAGAAAAAGTAAATAAACCTACTACTAGTATGGTATATAGACCTCATACATTCAATGACTACATCGGACAATCCCAAGCCAAAGAATATCTACAGCGATATATTGACGGCACTAAAAAAAGAAAACGTCAATTCCCTCACACTATCATTACAGGATATGCAGGTACTGGTAAGACCGCTCTTGCCAAAATTATTGCTAATGAATTAAATTTACCTTTTCAAGAAGTGCTTTCTGCTCGTATTAAAGACCCTATGGAACTTATTGAAGTTGTAGAAAATATTGAGGGGGGGATTCTTTTTCTAGATGAAGTACATGCTCTTGATCGTGAAATTGTTGAAATGCTTTACACTCTTATGGAAGATTTTCAATTTGAAGGTAGACTATTTAAACCATTTACTATGATCGGTGCTACTACCGAGTATGGCGAAATGGTAGAGAATCGTAAACCATTCTTAGATCGTTTTAAAATTAAAATTACTCTTGAAGATTATAGCAAAAATGATATATCTCAAATTGTAAAAAAATATAAAGAACGAACTTTTAAAGATGATAATATTTCTGATTTAGTTTATAATAAAATTGCAGAAAATTGTCGGTTCACTCCGAGGGTAGGCATTAGTTTATTGGATTCTGCCGTATTTCTTAATGGAGATATTGACACTACACTTAAAAGTGCAAATATTATCAAAAAGGGCTTTACTAATAAGGATTTAGAATATCTTGAAGCCATTGCTCTAAGTCCAAAAGGAATTGGTTTAAATGCCATTGCAAGCTCATTAATGACTAGCAAAAAAGATGTTACCGAGCAGATTGAGCCATACTTGTTTAAAAATAAAATGGTAATAAGTACAAAGACTGGACGAATTATTACTGATGCAGGTAAAGCATTGATTATTGAATTAAAAAATAATACTAAACAACAAACAATGGTTTATTCAGATTAAAGGGCAATTAGCTCAGTCGGTTAGAGCAAGCGACTCATAATCGTTAGGTCGTTGGTTCAAGTCCAACATTGCCCATAAATTTTAAAAGGATAAAATAAAAATGAATAAAGTAATTATTATACCGCCTGAGAATCCGATTATACGCAAACATAAAAAGTTAAAAGGTTGGGATAAACACATTTCTAAACAAAATAGAGAAGTGATTGAAACTATTGATGATGTAATTTCCTTCTTAGAAGTTAAAAAAGATCATCATCGTTTAATGGTATTTCATCAAAAAGGATTAGTTTGTGCATCGTGTGGATTGGTTGGAAATAAAATTTTAATTACAAAATGGTTTGATGGAAGTATTCACATTGACCTATATCACATAAGCCCTGAATTGAAAATGTTAATGACTGTTGATCATATTATTCCAAAAGCAAGGGGTGGCAAAGAACATCTTCAAAATAAACAGCCAATGTGTGAAAAATGTAATTTTAATAAGGGAAGTAAAATGCCAGAGAATATGAAATGATTAATGATATAAATAAAAAGATACAGGAATTTATTGATAAAATTAGTCCTGACCCTATGACTGAAATTGATATCAGAAAATCAATGTTTATAAATGAAACATTAGGTTATGCAGGTAAAATGATATCAGCAAGTAAAAAGAATTATAATGGCAAATGTGTATTCAATGCTAACTTGTGTACTAAATCGACAAAATTGTGGTTTGGTGATATTGATTTAGAAAAAGATACTGTTAAGCTACAAAAAATTGCTGATGAACTAAAAGAAAATATTTATGTATTAAAAGAAATGGACGGACGATTTGAAAATGAGAAAAAACCACTCATAGAAAATGCTGTCCTTGTAATTAAACCAAATTAAAGGAAATTATGAAAATTGATGGATGGATAATTTATAGTACTCAATCGGGCGGTCTTTGTACATGGTCTAGTAGTGGTAGATGTGTTGGTTCTGTATTTCAAACAAAAGAAGATGCAGAGGATGAATTAAAAAAATTACCACATGGATATCCAAATGTATTTATGGTAATGCCATGCCAATTAGTATTTAGTTTAATTCAATTTAAAAAAGATAAAATGAAAATTGAATTATTAAATAAAGAAATTAAAACATTATCTGAAAAACTAAAAGAACTGGAGAATAAAAATGTTTACCATACACGTTAAATCTAAATCAACAAAAACCGCAGACGGCACTAAATTATTTAGTTTAGAAGCAAGTCAAACAGACCTTTTACACGTTGTTAAAATGTTAGAAGATAGTGAAGCATTAATTTCTTATAGCGTTAAAAGTAAAGCAGGTGATGAATGTAGTCCTTATGATTTCGGGGAAATTTTTTATAATTTACCTCATTGGGATAATTCTTTCGATGATATAAAGGGGTATTAATATGACAATTAATTTTACAGTTTTAGATGATGCCAATTATATTTCTATGGAAACTATTAATTATATTGTAGAAAAATGTAGTAATAAAGAACAAATAAAAGAAGCTTTCAAATTGATAGACGCAAGAATTAATAAAGAAGGTAAAAAATGAACATTGTTGAAAAAGCTTTAGAAATTGCCACAGAAGCGCACAAAGGGCAAATGAGATGGGATGGGGTAACTCCCTATATTTCACACCCTATAGCGGTAGCGGAAGGGGTAGAAACGGACGAAGAAAAGGCAGTTGCATTGCTTCATGATGTGGTTGAAGATACACCAGTAACTTTAAAAGATTTAATGAATATGGGAATGTCCGATAATATCGTAAATGCAGTTGCTATTCTATCAAAGAGAAAAGATGAAGAATATTTAACCTATTTAAATAGAGTTGCTACAAGTAGATTAGCAATGATAGTTAAAATTAGTGATATTACTCATAATTTATATTGTTTTACAAAAGAGCAAAAATTGAAAAAGAAAGATAAATATGAAAAGTATATGGTCGCTAGAGAATATTTAATACATTTATGTATAAAACACGACGAAATTGTATAAATTTTTAGTTTTATCGTATCATTTTGATACTATAAGCAAAGTATTTTTTAGCTCCGAATTTTTGAAATATAAATATTTTTTAATGAATAAAATACCTAATTTAAAAAAGCAATAAAAATATTTCTATAGAGTAGAAAAAATAAATGCACTTGACAAGAATCACTTTAGGGTATATAATATATATAATTAAATAGCGGGGTGTGATAATCATATCACCCCGCTTAAATAATAGCTCCCTTAAGGGAGCAGGGTGAAGTCCTTAAAAACTTCACCCTAATTAAAATAGCGTTCTAATGGTAATTAAGAACGCTTAATTATATATAAAGGATTTATGGACAAAAATATTTATTGCCAGTTTGAAAAATATTTAAAGACAAAAGACTACAGCAAACAATACCTGAATCCTTTGAAGCATTTTTTGCTATACTGTCAATCAAATAATTTAGATTACCTCAAATTAAACTATTCTAATTTTACAGATTTTATTATTTACATTAAAAATGGACATGAGAATGGCTATGTAAATAATTTTTTAAATTCACTTAGATGTTTTTACCGATTTCTAGAGGACTCTGGTTTAATCGGTGAATCTCAATCTAAAAATGAATTACTTAAGATAAAATATCTAAAAGTTCCTAAAAAAATTCGCCACCATATCAATTTTGAAGAACTTGAGAAACTAATTAGATTGTGCGTAAATTTTAATTATTGTGTACCTTATAAAAAATTAAAAGCTATATTGTTTTTTATGTTTTTTACTGGTTTACGAAAGGGGGAGATAGTAACTATTCAACGTAAAGATATTAATCTGAACGAAAATGTGGCAATAGTTAGAATCCCCAACAAGAGCAAAAAAGAGCGTCTAGCTTATTTTACTCCTTTAGTATCAGAAACATTGAAAGATTATTTTGCTACTGAAGCGGAATCAATTAACGCTTTTAACATGACCTACAAACAAATTGAAGGTTTGTTTGATTTTATGAAAAAGTTTGATAAAGAAATAAAACCACACACAATGAAGCATTCCTTTGCTCAGTTGTTAATGGATAGTGGAGTAGATATTAAAATTTGCCAAAGTCTTTTAGGACATGCAAACTTATCTACAACGGAAATTTATTGTAATCCAAGCAATACTACTATTTCCAATCAATACAAAACAAAAATTGGATAGGTGGTACTATGAATGCTGTCGAATGATGATATTAATGAGCTGAATAAAGCCCTCGCAATAGCCTACACAGTAAATACCCTTGGGATTCTTGGCTACAAGAAGTCCATGAAAGAAATTGATGCTCACAAAAACCCTTTTGTAAGATCATATTTCAGAAGCTTAGTTAACGATGCAATAGAAATAATGAAAGAAGGAGATATACCTATCAAGAAGTAATCAGGAGATTTACATATAAATGAATTTTAACTTAACCGAATATCAGCCCATTTTTAACGTGGCTGAATTCACCGCCAGAAAATACTTTAATTATTACAGAAGTATTTTTAAGGCAAATAATTATGAATCAGAAGATTTGATTCAAGAAGCGAAAAAAGAAGTACTAGAAACAATAAAAAAATATTATCATATATATGATTTTACTAGAATTTTTAAGTTATGTAATAAAAAAGTAGGATGGCGATTAAAAGACCTTTTAAATAATTGCAAGAAACATTTAACTGTTTTTCATTATGATCACAGTGATAATGTTATAGATGAAAGATCGGAAGAATTATTATTCCCCGTAAGTTTAGATGAAGAAAGAGTTGCTTCAGAACGAATGAGCAACATTAGATTTAAATTTGAGGAGCTTCATATTATCCTCACAGAAAAAGAATATGAAATAATATATGATATTTTTCATAGCGGTACGAGCTACGAAAAACTAGGCAAAAAATATGGTTGCTCTAAACAAATGATAGGTAAAATTTACCTGCAAGCCCTAGATAAAGTAAGAAATTATTTAGGTATAAAAATAAAAGTTTGACAAAATTAGCTTATTAGTATATAATTAATTAACCACCAAATTACCTCTTTTTGGTCGTATATAAGATTAATCACTACAAAGGATAAAATGACAGAGAAAGTATCTAAGGATTTATTCAAAGAGTTTCTTACTTTAATAAGATTAAAGGGAACTGTTGAAACCAATGAGATTCTATTTGAATCTACTCCAAAATCTATTATGGCTCATGCCAGAAGTCTAGACAAAGGATTTGGTTTAAAAGCAGTATACAATGGAACTTTTGAAGAAAAAGATGAAGTTGGTATTCTCAGATTTGAAGCCTTTATTAATTACGTTGAACAAATGGACGATGATTTCGAAATTACCTACAAAGCAAATAAAATAAATCTCACCACTAAGAAAACAAAAATAGCCACACCAATGCAAGCCAAACAGCTTATAGAAAACAAGCTAGAACCAGAAAAATTTAAGAAACTTCTTGAAAAAATTGAAGGGGGGGTATCTTTTACTTTGTCAGAAGAAAATATGAAAGACATAGCTAAAAAATATAGTGCAGTACCATCAGAAGAAATTATTCTTAAAGGTGAAAAAGGTAAGCTAATCGTTAATTTAAAAAGTTCAGAAGATGAAACTCGTTTTTATAAAGAATATGAAATACCTGAACTAAAAGAAAAATTTGCTATTAGCATAAGTCGAAAAATTGTAGACTTGTTAGCATGTTTAAAGTTTCCTGTATTAGTAAAAGTTATTAGTACAGATGAAATTAAAGCACTTAAAGTAGAAATCAAGAAAGAAAAATTTACATTAGAATATCTATTTTCTTTAAATAATTATGAAGAGAATCCTGCCCCTGAAGTCGTAGTATCAAAGGAAAAAACCGATGCCTAAAGCCGAAAAACTCACCGATCAAATTTGGGCTGAAAAATATCGCCCAAAAACATTTGATGAACTAATTCTAAAAGATAAAGAAACTATTTTAAAGTATATTGAAAATCCTTTAACTATGCCTTCTTTTATTTTCTATTCTCCAACATATGGAACAGGTAAAACTACCACAGCTAGACTCATTGCTAATCAGTTAGGAGCAGATGTTTTAGAAATTAATGCTTCTAAAGATCGTGGTATTGATGTTATTCGTAATAAAGTATTAAGTTTTGCTTCCTCGCTTTCGATGGATTTAACTGTGAAGAGATGTATTATTCTCGATGAAGCTGATCGCTTAACAGATGAAGCTCAAGACTCTCTTAAGTCACCACTTGAAGCATATTCAAAAAACTGTTTCTTTATTTTTTGCTGTAATGATATTTCTAAGATTATTGATGCCATTCGCAGTAGATGTGTAGTAATTAATTTTGGCAATCTAGACAAACAGGAAGTTGTTAATCGTTTATCTTTTATTGCTAAAAAAGAAGAAGTCGAATTAACTAATGCCCAATTTAATGAATTAGTGAACCTCCATTATCCAGATATGCGGTATATGATTAAAAATCTTCAGCATATTAAAACAACAGGGCAAGTTGCGTTCACAAATGCTAATTTCTCAGAAGTCATTAACGCTATTAATAAACAAGATATGACTACAATTTATAATAAAGTTTATAATGATAGTACATTTGATATTCTTGCTTTTAATCGTTATTTTTTTCAGAAGGTCTATCAATCAGAAAAACTATCACCTTTAAAGAGAGCAAAGATTGGAATGTATCTAGCTGATATAGAAAAATCACATGCTCTTAAGATTAATACACAAATTATTTTTTTAGCAAATATAGACCAAATTATGGGAGTTTTGAAACCAGATGTCAAATGATAAAGAACCGCACATTAAAGAATTATATGTTCAATTAATGAGAACAGTAGACCCTAATTACATCAAAGTAGAAGAAGGCGATAAAGACTTTGAACTTTTTAGTAAAGTTTATTTAGATGCTTGGGATTTTTGTTACGGAGTAAAATAATCATGAAGGTTACATACGAAAGAATTTCTCAAGATGAAGGTTTTTCTGAAGGTCTGATTATCAGTCCAGAAACGGAATTTGAAAAAGAATGGATTAAAAGACACAACTTTCCAAAAATGTACGATGGTAAAGTTATTGTTCATGATCAGGATTATAAAAAGAAATAATGGTTAATTACTTAGATTTATTGAATACGGTTTACACTAAGCAAAAATTAGCTGAAACAGACGATGTAGGTTATTGTATATCGCTTACAAAGACACTTTCTAAAGACCGTGATAATTTACCTGCATTAAAAGAAATTATACCTTTTCTTTTTTATGTAGAGCCAAAACATTATTTCTACTTGCTTTATTTTGGTATACCACAGAAATCTTATATACCTCGTACAATAAAGTTTGATAAAGAAAAAGAATCCGAGAGTAGTTTTTTAGATATTATACAAAATTTATTTCAGTATTCTGATAGAGAAGTTAAAATATTTAAAGAAGAATTTAATAAAATAAATGAAAATAAAAAAGAGATTAAAAAGGAGCTTGGAATTTAAATGATACCAAAAAAACAAACAGTTGAGATTATTGAAAATGAAATGGATGCCTTTAATGAGCAAATAAACCAACAATTTTCATATGGTGGCGAAAAGTATGCAGGTAGCCAAGATAAACCCTCCAGAGAGGCAACAGACGATCTTTTTGACGATTTTAGTTACCTTTGGTTATTTGGAACCATTGCTAAATATGTTAAGAGATTTAAAAATACCAAACGTGAAAGAGACGTTCTTAAAATTGGTTGTTATATGTTCATCACATGGCTTAAGAGAGGTTATCATGAATCTCCTCAAGGTTCAGATACAGCAATTGCAACAAATGTTCAGGTTAAAACAGATAACTTCCCTAAGTTTTTAGAAGTGGTTTCTGAATTAAGTAAAACTACAAATGTAGATACTGATATTCAAGCTGTTTATAATAAAATTAAAACAGTTACGGATAAATATCTTCATTTGACTATGAAAAATAATTTTGACGATACAAATCCCCCAACTGTTAGAGAATTTATCCAAAGAGGATTTAATTATCTTACAGAAGAAGATTTAGTATTCGTTTATAAAGTATGTTTTCTTTTATGGAACGGTAGTTTCAAAGATAAGGCAGGGCAGGATGCTGACGTGTGGAATGAAAAGAAAAAATGAACAAATTAACCCCTAGATTTAAAGGATACTTAGAAGGTTTAATTGATGGTGAAGGATGTATTGGTTTATATAAAGAAAAGACTAAATATGGAAATATAACTTATAAACCAGAATTTTCAATTGCTAATAATGATGTAGCTATTTTAAAGAGAATTCAAAAAGCTTTAGGGTATGGAACAGTTGCACTTCAAGGTAAAGGAAAGAAGTGTTATGCTTTTAGACTTAAAGCGGGTGGAATGAGAGATTTACTTCCTAATTTAAAATTATTTATTAAAGAAGATCAAAGAAAAACCATGCTAAAAGTACTTCCTATATTAGATAAAAGAAGGCATGGGTTTGGTAGATGGAATAAAAAATATAAAATTTCTGAACTAAATAATCTTTATTTGAAACTCAGGAAAAGATCAAATGAATGAATTAATTAAAGAAGATAAGGTTATTCTAATCGACTGGGGCCTTTTTTTGCATCGTGCCATTTTCGCATGGGAAACTATGCGTAAATTAAGAGATGAAGAAATTGCAGTTAAAGGTCACAGTCAAATTTATGTAACAGAACCGTGTTACCTTGCCGTCCAAATGGTAATTACTAACCTCAAGCATGTCGGCGTAAATTCAAACGACCTATTGTTAGTTGCCGTTGACGGTAGGGGAAACTGGCGTAAAGACGTTGACCCTAACTACAAAGCAAATCGTAAAGCTGTTAAGCAAGCAGATGATATTGATTGGCTTCGTTGGTATAAAGAATTTGATGAAATGGTTGATGTATTAAAAAAATCAACACCATTTAAATTTATTAGAATACCAAAATTAGAAGCAGATGATATTATTGCCGTTGCCGTTAAACATTGGAAAGATAAAGAGTGCATTGTTATTTCTACTGATTCAGATTTTGAACAGTTAGTAGCGTATAAAAATGTAAAATTATTCTCTCCTATTACTAAAAATTATAAGCATATAAAAAATCCTTATAAAATTTTAGAGAGTAAGTTTAAAAAAGAAAAAACCGATAACTTAATAACTCCGATTATTTCAGAAGCGGATTTTAAGCGTAGACAAATGATTGTAAGCTTATTAAGTTTGCCAGATTTTGTTGAGAAATTAGTTCTTGACGAAATCAAGAAGATAGAGTATAATGGTTATGAATTCGATCTATTCCCATTCCCTCGTCTTAAAGAGCGATTTAACGATATTTATAAACCAGACATGGTTGTTTCCTTTGAGAAAAGCTTGAAGAAGAAACTCAAAGAGAAGAAAATTAAAAAAACAAAAAAGGAAAAAGAAAATGGAACTAAAGGACAAATCAGTTTACACGCTAATTCAGAAATCCAGTAATGCAGTTGAGTTACAAAAAGAAGGTTCTGCTGAAAAACCAAAATGGTATACACTATCAGAAAAAGTAAAAACTTTCGTTAAGAATTTAAATGAAGGTGAAGGAATTCAAATAGGTTATGCTGAAAGAGGAGATAAAACTTATTTAAATTTTATCGTTCCAGTTAAAGGATTTACTAAAAAAGTAAAGACCAATGCTCCTTCAGTAAATTATCCTAAACCTGATCAAGGTGGAAATGCTAATAAAGGTTTCCAAGGTGATTTAAATGAAAGTATTGTTAAACAAGTAGCACTAAAATCTACGGCAGAAATTGTTGCGTCTATTGTTTCCACCAAAGAACTTTCCGCTGAAGAAATAGTAGAATTATCAGGTAAGATTTTTGATGGTTTGTATGCAAAAGTCCAATCTCCTAGTAGCCCTAGTGTTACAGTTTCTTCGAATGTAAATAAAAAAGATACTTTAGATACTATTGATGGTATTGAAGAAATTCAAGATACTGGTAAAAAGACTCCTATTCAGAACGAAGATTCTGAATTTGTTGTAATTGAAGACACCGACAGCGTAGATATTATTTTATAATGGCTGATAAAAAAGAACCTGTTAAGTTAACTCCACAACAACAGCTTAAAACTGATTTTGTAAACCTATATCTTAAAAAGAAATTAGGGCTTACATATAAGTTTAAGTCTGGAGTATTTACATGCCCAGTATGTAAATTAGATAACCCTTGTGCTATGTTTATAGAGGGTAGTTTAAAGTTACATTGTATTAATCCTGAATGTAAATATGAAGCTAATATTTTAGAAGTAGTCAAGTTACTTGAAAATAGACTCGGTGAATCTAACGATCAAATTGCTAAATTTCTAACTGATGAATATAAAATTAGTATGCCTACACTTAATGCAGAATTCTTTTTTAATGCTTATGAAAAATTTGGGTTTGATTTAGTTGTTATTAAACCAAATGATAAAGTTCCATTTAATCCAGATGGTGGATGGCAAAATGAAGTCCATAAAGATAAAACTGAGTGGATGAAGTGGTATAAAACTGGAATGAATGTAGGTATCAAAACTGGCAAGTGCAGTAATATTACTTGTGTTGACTTTGATGATGCTAACATTGTTCCTGATATTTTTAAGAATTTTACTACTATAGTACAAACTACCAATAAGGGTTTTCATTATATTTTCGCATATGAATCCGAATTGCCTAATCATAATATGCGTTATAATAAAGACCCCGAACATAAAATACCAGTTGAAATTTTAAATGACGGTAAGCAGTTTGTTGCTAATCCTTCAAAAGTTAATGGTGTAGAACGGACATGGAACTTTAAAGATTATAATTTTGAAATTCCTAAAATGAGCGAAGATATTAAAAATTGGCTCAAAGAAAGAATAAAAGATAAAGCTGTTCAACCACCTGCCCCCGATGAAATTGAAAAGCAAATCAAGCAAGATATCAAAGATGAAAATTTAATTAATACCGATGAATTAGCCTCTCCTATTGAAGGTAGCAGAAATTCTACTCTTATTAAATTAGGTGGTATTCTTCGTAAGAAATTAAATATTGATCAGACTTCGCATGTTCTTAGACTTTTTAACAGAAACTTCGTTAAGAATCCTTTACCCGAAAGAGAAATTTATGCCATGTTAGGTTCATTGGATAAATATATTCACATTGAAGAAAAAGATTTAGCAATGAAGATTTACGATTATTTAAAGTATGCTGAAGAAGCTACTAGTCAAGATATCGTTATTGCTCTAGAAGAAAATAAAGTAAATACTGATAAAGCAATTGCTTATCTTATAAAAGAAAGATATATCGCAAGACGTGGAAGAACATTTCATTTACTTAAAAAAATGAGATGGCGCAGTGATGATTATGATCTTATTTCGGGGGAAGTTCCTTTTAAAGTTCCTTATTTTGACGATGTATGTCATACAAATTGGGGTGATATGTTTATTCTTGGTGGATTGCCAGGAACTGGTAAAACTACCATATCTATGAATATCTTAAAAAGATTGATTGAACAAAAAATTAAACCATATTATGTATGCTTAGAAACTGGAAGTCGTTTTACTAAAACAGCCGCATCGCTCGGCATTAGCCCTTCTGATTATTATCGTGTAGTTGAAACAGACCCTAGTAGAATTTTAATTGAACCTAATTCAGTTACTATTTTGGATTGGTTGTTAATCAAAGACAAAGAACGTACTGATTCTATTATGCAACATTTTAGTGAACAGTTAGTACAAACTAATTCTTTTCTAATTATTTTGATGCAGTTAAAACATGAACCTGCGGGACAATGGTTTGCTCCTAACATGATTGATCAATTCCCTGCTTTTGCCGCAAGATATTTATATGAGAATGAAAATAGCAGAGAATTTGGTTATTGGAAAATAGATAAAATTCGTGAAGCAAAACAGCAATGGGGTTCTGAACGTAAAATTCCTTGTCGTTATTTATGGGATAAAAAAATCCTTGCTAGAACAGATGAATTGCCCGATTTTAAAGGTGATTCTGCTAGTGATATTATAGAGGTTTAAAATTAAATGATTAAAGTTTCAATCGAAGCACCGCAATCTTTCTTTAAGTATGAACCAGTATTATATTTTGGTTTGGAAAATAATTCTACACTGAATGATTTATTGATTCAAATGTGCTTAGAAATTGGTATTGATTTAAATAGAATTTATAAATCAGAAACTGAATTAAATAGGTTCATAAATTTTTATATTAATAAAGAAGATATTAGGTATTTAGATGGTGCATTGACTATATTAAAAGATGGGGATGAAGTTGTCTTAATCCCCGCAGTAGCAGGGGGTTAATTTGAAAGTTTATTTAGCAGGGTTTATCAATAACGAAGTAATGTCACAATGTTTAGAATGGCGTAAAGCAATTCGTACTCATTATGAAAACTATAAAGGTGCTAGATATCCAATTGAATTTTTAGACCCTTGTAATGGTGAAGCCGAAGCAGACCTTAAGAATGAAGGATTAGAATCTTCAGTGTCACCAAAAATAATCATGCTTCGTGACTATCATTCAGTAGTTAAATTGGCAGATATTACCATTGCTAATATGAATACCTTTGGACGTAATCGTGCGCCCATTGGTACGATTATGGAAGTAGCTTGGGCATGGGAACATCATAAACCAGTTATTGTTATATCCAATGAAGAAGTATGGAAAAAGCATCCAATGTTTAGCACTGCTACTTGTGTTCGTGTTGATACTTATCAAGAATTACTTGATAAGAAAATTCTTCAATTTTTTTATAAAGGATGGAATAATGCGATTTATTGATGATTTTGAATATGAATTAAAAGGTGAGTCTGATGGAGATTTTGGCAGTGGTTTTTCTATCGTAGATTTATCTGGTTTAACTAATAAACAACTAGATGAACTTATGAAATCGGATTATAAGCCACTTTAAACTATATGAAAAAAATAAAATGTACAGAACATAATGGTGAGAATGTTTGTTCCTTGCCATTAAAAGAAAAAGATTCGAAAGTAATAAAAGAAGTAATTTCAATCAGAAAAAAATATCCCTTATTTATCTATGATGATTCAGATGAAATGTTTTCAGTAGATAGATGGATTAATCATTTAGAGGAATAAACATGCCCTACATAAAATCCGATGATCGTATGCGTTTTGATTCTACTTTAAATGAAGTAGAAGAAAATCCTCCTCGTAGCTGTGGGGAATTAAATTATTTATTTACAATGATTGCTTTAGAATTTATTAAAGCTGAAGGTGAAAATTATCAGCATTATAATGATATTATTGGTGCTTTAGAGAACTGTAAACTAGAACTGTATAGACGTAAAATTGGAAATTATGAAGAACAGGCTATAAAAAGAAATGGTGATATTAATTAAAATTTGTGAATTTTGTAAAAGAAAATATAAACCTGTATTAAAAAAGGGTCATTATAAAAGACAAAAATATTGTTCTATTAAATGTAGAGAGTATTCATGGATTAAATCTAATCCAGAAAGAAGTAAGGAACTTAAAAGAAATTGGAGAATGAAAAAACCTTTATTATGTAAAGGTTGTAAAAATGTAATAGATATTAATTATAGAAGTTCTGGTAGAACTTATTGTTCTGATAACTGCCTACAAATTGCAAGCAAAGAAAACGGAAAAAATCACCGTTTAAATCGTAGAATTATGGTTTTTAAAATGTTGGGTGGATTAAAGTGTGTTTATTGCGGATGCGATGAATATAAAGCTCTTGAAATCAATCATCGACTTGGTGGTGGATGCAGAGAATATAAAAATGGAATGGGTGGTCAACTAGTAACTGATCTTTTTTATAAAAAGAAAAGTTTAAAAGATTTTGAAGTTACTTGTAGAGTATGTAATGCTTGGCATTATATATCTAAAAAAATTAACAAAGACAATTGGATAATAAAATGGAAAAAATCAAAGAAATAACTGATAAATTGAATAAATATTTTCCAAAAGATGATAGGTTTTATTTATTAAATAAAATAATAACTCCTTGGTATTATGAAAGAAATTCTAATGTTTATGTTGGTTGTTTAGAACGAATGAAAGAAGATGATAAAAATAATCAAAAAAAATATCCTATTAGATATTTTATTTATTATGATCTTTATTTACCAGTTTATAGATGGTGGAATCAAATTTCAGAAATTCCATGTCATATAAAAGCTTTTATACAAAGAGGTAAAAGAGGTTGGGCAGATCGTGATCTTTGGTCTTATGATTTTTATAATGCCAGAGTTAATAAAGAAGCTATCACTAAGTTGAAAGAAATTCAACATATTATCCCTTTATGGGAAGAAGGTGAGGATGAAGCTTTTGCTCAAAAAAGATGGCATGATATTTTAGACGATATGATATTTGCTTTTGGGCAAGTAGAAAAAATTGGTGATGGTTCAGTTTATATATGGGGTGAACATAGTTCAGAATGTTATGCTAGTTATAGAAAAAATAATCCTGAATTATATAAAGATATCCATTTTCAAACAAAAGAAGAACACGATAGAATGAAAAAAGGCATGAGTTTATTTATAGAACATTATTTTAGTTTATGGGATTAATTATGAGTAAATTTAGATTAGATCATGACCTTATTATATTTGATGTTGAGACTACAGGAACAGACCCAAAAACAGCAAGTATAATTCAAATAGGTGCATGTAAGTTCAGTAAAGAAGGTAAGATACATCATACTTTTAATACCTATATAAAGCCATATAAACCAGAATGGAGCCTAGAGGCACAAAAAGTTCATGGAATAACACCTTTATTCTTGACAATTAACGGAGATTGTGTTAAAATAGCTTTAACCGATTTTCATGAGTGGGTTAAGAGTGTATCTAAAAAACACTATCTTGCTCAATGGAGTTGCGGTTTTGATACTGAGATGCTTAAATCCGCTTACGAATATGCAGGAATTGATTATCCCTTTCATTACAGAGCTTATGATATTGCTTCTATTGTAAAATTTCATTTGTCATGTCAGGGTATGATTCCAGAAAATTTAGTTCACTGTGCAAGATCATTAAAGATAGACACTAATAAATTCAAAGCTCATAATGCTTTGGATGATGCAAAAATGACCGCACTTTGTTTGCAGGAGATTGTAAAACAATGTCATTCAATAAAAACACCATTAACATTAGTAGATTAGATTCTATAGCACATTATTTAAAAGAAAAAGGTTATAAGCCCGAAATTATAATGATCGGAAAAGTGCAGGGTAGAGGATTAAACGATTTAATTCCTTATAATGAAAATAAAAAAATACATTTCATTCGTAAAATGAAGTATTTAGATAAGATACTGGTAGAAAAATTTATCGGGACAAACGATAGTGAATTAGATGATTACATCTTTTCCTATGAGTTCCAAGAGGGAAAGTTTCCTAAAGAGTGGGTAACGACAACGTATAGATGATTAAATTAGAACGTAAGTTCGTTGAGAAGCAGTTAAAAAGAAAAGTTATAGATGGTGCAATTTGCTTAGGAGTTGACCCTGCTAGTAGAGCAGGATGGGCAATTGCGGAAGTAAAAGAAAAATATATTGAGATTGATTGTGGCTTTATAAATATAAAAAGTAAAGACATTTTAGAAAAATATAATTATCTTGCGGAGTTTTTCGATAATCTTATCAAAACTAAAATGAATCCCGATAATGATAAATGTGTTATTGTAATCGAAGATGTATTTTTTGGATTGTCGGTCAATACTTTAAAAGTATTAGCAAGAATCGGAATGATTATTTATATTTATTCCTTAATACATAAAATTCCTCGTAGATTCGTACTTCCTATGGTTGCCAGATCATATTTAGGTTTAAAAGGCAATGCTAAGAAAGAAGTAGTTCAACAGGAATTTAAAAAATTACTTAAACTTGAACTAGAAGACGAAGACGTGATTGACGCTATAGTATTAAGTTTAAATGGTGTACTTAGAGAAAATAATTTGGATATATAATGACAATATTAATAGTTGCAGGAAATTATCAAGAATTTAAAGATTATTGTTTACAAAATAAAATCAATCCTCTTTTAAATAAAAAAATAAAATATGTATTAGATATAGAATGCTTATATGGAATCTGCGATTGTATTTTTATTTATTATGGTACATATAGAAGAAGAAAAGATTATTGGGATATAAAGAAAAGACAATATGAAATGGAATTTTAAATGAGCAAATCAATTTGTTTCAGTGATAAATTTACAATTGATATTGATTTCAAACTTACATCTGTTAAACAAAAGGATTTTGGTAAAATGAGTACAAGAAGCGTTGGTAGAAAATTAGAGAATTATGTATCGGGGCTATTTAATAGCTTTGATAAAAAATCTCGTCCGACAGTGGGTTCAGGTTCTAAATTAGAAATTAGTGATTTGATATGCCAACATTTTTATGTTGAGTGTAAAAAACGTAATACTAAAGACATTACTTTACAGCAAAAAGTATGGGATAAACTTTGTACAGAAATTCCTGCTGATTCACTTAAAGCACCTTTGTATATTTTAGAAAATGCAACTGAAAATAAATATGTAGTTATGGATATTAAAGATTTTGTAAGAATGGCTAAAGAGCTATATGGAGATAAATAATGGGCAGACCTAAAGGTTCTAAAAATGGTGGAGAAGTTCCAACTAATAAAAAGTTAGATGAAGTAAATAGTAAACTTAAGGATACTGTTACAACAGTAAATCCTAAATTAGAAAAACTTAGAAATTTAGCTAAAGAATTAAATAGAAATACTGGACGTGTTGTTTTGAAGATGGCTTCTGAAGAAGAAGTTCCTAAGCGTTGCAAGTTTAAAAATAAACATCTTAATGAGCTGACGGGTGGTGGATTGGTACATGGAAGATTTAATATTCTATGGGGGGCAAAATCCGCAGGTAAAACTACCGCATGTTATGACATTATTGCTGAAGCTCAAAAAGAAGGTAAAGTATGTGCCTTCATTGATGCTGAAGGAACATTCGATAAAACTTGGGCTACAGTAATGGGTGTAAACTTAGAAACATTGTTGCTAGGTGAAGGTTATACAAATGCTGAAGAATCTATGGATGATTTTATTAAGATCGTAAAAGCAGAAGCGGCTGATTTAATTATTTATGATTCTGTACAAGCTATGTCTCCAAAAGGTGAACAAGAAACTAAAAAAGGTGTAGCTAAATCTACTACGGACGATACGATGGCATTGCTTGCTAGAAAGTTAAGTCAATTCCTAAGAATATCCGCTAGTGGAGTTTATAACAGTAAAGCTTGCATTGTGCTTATTGGACAGGCAAGAACCAATCTAGGTGGCTTTATAGCATTCGATCAGCTATCAGGTGGACATGCCCTATTACATTGGGCTACATTCATCCTTAAATTTAGTCGTGGAGCGAAAGCCGATAATCCTACTGGTAAGTATAAAGATAAAGAAACAGGTAAAACTGTAACTGAATATATCGGATTTGCTTGTAACGTAAAAATAGAAAAGAGAAAAGTAGAAAGCAAAGTAGAAGGTTCTGATATTACTATTCCATTTTATTTTGACGAAGGATTTGGAACAGGAGATAAGAAAACTACTTTTAAGAGAACAGCCGAAAAGAAAGAAGAAGCTGAAGAAGAAACAGAGGAAGTTAAAGAATGAATTATCAGCAATTAGAAGAACTTTTAGAGACCAATGACGGTGCTAAAGTATTAACTGGGATGAAACCAGTATTTGATGTACTAGATAAATATACAACCTATTTAACTAGTTCTAAATTTGACCCTGCACAAATCGAAACCATGCTTATGAGAGCAACTGGTTATTGGGGTCTTTTAGATTTAGCTTATAATGTAGTTGAATCTTTCAAGACAAAAAAAGAAGGCGAATTTTACTGTAATAAGAAAATTGATGTAGAAAAAGCAAATGAGAAATTTAATGCTTCTGCTACGGATAAAGAAGCTTCTGCTTCAGTAAATCCAGAAAGACGTATTAGAAATATTATTGAGAGTTATAAAAATAGAGCAGATAGAATTATTACTTCTTGCCAATCTTATTTAAAACACAATTCTGAATCTTATAAAAGAGCAGGAAAACAAGAAGGATAATTAGTGAAGCTAGTAAACATAAGTAATCGAGGCCGCACAATATACCTTTTCACCAGAGAATTAGATGGTACACAGAGAATTTTTACAGATAAGAATTTTCATCCATATTACTTTGAACCAAGTGAACATGGTAAATATTTGTCACATGATGGTGTTAAACTAAAAAAGATTGATGTTCAGCATCCTTCTGACATTATGAAGCAAAAAACTTCGCTTAGTTATGCTTCCGATATTCGTTACCCGATTGTTTATTTAATTAACAAAGTAGGTGAATTAGAAAAAACCCCTCCTAAGTTATTTTATTTGGATATCGAAGTCGATGCTCCCGAAATGCCTGATTATAAAAATCCAAAGTATCCAATTACTTGTATTACTATCTATAATAATTTTAAGAAAGAATATAAGACATGGGATATTGTTGACTATACTGGTTCTACAGAAGAAAAAGAAAAGAAACTTATAGATCACTGCTTAAATTATTTTGTATTAGAAAAACCTGATATTTGGTTAAGTTGGAATGTTAATTTCGATTATCGTTATATGCATAATCGTATTCCTAACTTTGCTGAAACCATTAGTCCAAT